CCACCAGCCCAAACTCCGCCGCGTCCTTTATCACTGGTTTCTAATGCAGCAGTGAAATCTACAACCTTTTCTTTTGAGCCTAGTTTCTCTAAAAAAGAATTGATTTGTGTAACTGTTCCTGTTAGTGTTTTAGAAACCATATCTAAACCACTTTTACCACCTAAATCCCCACCACTTGGACCTTGAATTTTCTCAAAATCTCCCTCCGCATTTACTTGATATGCACCACCGCTTCGAGTTTCCCCTTTGGTTTGTCCAATGAGCATCGTTGTTGCCATTTGCACGATTTCTCTACTACCTGGTATAAACGCCTCGGCAATCATCCCTGCACCAACAGCGATGCTTTGGTCGATTGCACCTTGCATATCGCCTTTCATTGCCGATCCAAATGCACCCGCGAACGCCATCATCCCTGACGGGTCTGCACCTTCAAATAACCCGCCTTTACCTGATAAACCTAAATCCTTAGTCCAACCAGAAACGGTATTTTTAGCGTCACCAATCCACCCTTTTACATCACCAACAAAGCCTTTTACATCTGCACCCATGCTTTGAATCCAATTAGATGGGGCTTCAGTTAAACCATCTATATTTTGAGATGCAAGCATTTGGTCTTGAGCACTTCCTTTTACAACACCACCAAACCCACTTGCGTTTCCAATGGAGTTTGAATTGAGAATCCCTTGAATGGTTTTTTGATCTGCACCCGTTTGGCTCATGTTATGGATTGCCGCGACGCGGGCATCGGCGATATTCATGATTTTAACCGCCGCCATTTGCGCACCTGACGCAATTAAGTCGCTACCCTTGTAAGCGTTCAATCCCAACACGCCGACGCTCTCTGCGGCTTTTAACGCGCTTTGTGAGCTTTCCATAAACGCGGCGTTTTGTTGGTCAAGCATTTGGGCTTGCGTCAATGAGGCTTCTTGTTGAACGGTTTTATTTTGAGAAATCGCTTGCGTTTGTTCACTTTGAGTGGTCGATGCGGCTTTAGTTGCAATAGTTGCATTTGTTTGGGCAACGGTTGCTTCTTTTTGAGTTTGAGAAAATTTAACTAAAGAATCATTAGTGTTTGAACTGGTTTTCCCTAAAGCATCTAATACTTTTTCTGCGTTTCCTGCGCGTTGATCTAACGCCTTAATTCCCGAACGTTCATAGTATTTATCAAACGAAATCGCGGCTTCTGAAGCGGTTGATGTTTGTTTTAATTTTTGTAATGCGCGTGATTCATTTGATTGCAATTCTTTAATTGTGAAATTCAATTGCGTTAATAAATCACCAGTATCTGCTCCTTGTGATTTTGCATAAGAATCTAAATCGCGCTGTCTAACACCCGTCCATTGTGCTAATCCGTAACCACCTTTAAATCTTGGATCACCAACTGCACCACCTTCATTTATGCGTGAGTTTAGTTTTGATTCTCGTATAAAGTTTCCAACAATCCCAGCGGCTTGCTCTGATGTAATATCAAGTTGCTCCATAAAATATTGAGCAATTTGAACGCCTTTTTGCTGGATGTCAGAATTATTACTTAAATCCCTAGAACTTGAAATCGGTTTTGCTGCGTATTTTGGGGTGGATTCAAAATCCGCCGTTTGTGCTTGCAGCATTTGATCTTGTTGTGAACCGATTTTAATACCACCAATCGCGTCCGCCATTTGCTTTCCAAAGGATTCAATCGCTTTGGGCATTGATTGGTTTAGATTATTTAACGCGGTATCAATACCAGAAGAAAGTTTCTTAACGCCATTTTCACTTGTAGTTGAAAAGGATTCAATCGCTTTGGGCATTGATTGGTTTAGATTTGAAAGCGAATCATTTAAACCTGTTTGTAATTTAGTAATACCATCAGAAATAGTAGAACCCATTTTTGAGGTTGCATCGACGCTGCGTTCTTCAATGGTTTTCTTAACCGACAGGTCGACTTCTTCAATTGAAACTTGAAACTGTTTTGCACGATCTGCATCGGCTTGTTGGGCTGCTTTAATCGCCGCCATGGCATCTTGCTGGGGATTATTTGCACCAAACAATTGCATGATTTGGTCTTTCATTTGATCGGCGGCGACTTTTTGTAACATCGAACCAACATCGTTCGCCATGTCTTTCCAGCCTTGCGAAACCGATTTTTGACCCGTTGCAATTAAAGCAAATTGATCAGCAACTTTATTAGTTATTTCATTATAGAAACTGCTTTGTTTTTGGATTTCTTCGGTTTGTTGTTTTAATGCAATGATTTGCTCACGATATTCTGGCGCAACGCTTTTAATAACATCAAAATAGCCTTTTGCTTTATCAGAAAGGTTTAGCGTGCTTAATTCTTGCATTGATTTTTGTAATTCAGCAATACCCGCTTTTCTGGTTTCTGCTAAATTACGCATTTCAATCGATTCTTTGGCGGCACTCGCTCCGATTTTCTCCGCTAAATCAAGGTACTTTCTTTGCGCATCATTCAAGCCCGAGTATTGCAATTCCTTTTGTGCAGCAACCAATTCCTCGACCGCTGCTTTTTGGCGTTGTAATGCCACGACTTCTTTTGCAGACTCAACGTCGCCACCGTACTTAATTGCCGTCGTTGCAACCTCTTTTTGAACGCCCGTTAAACCCGCTAATTTAACGTCTTTTTGAGCATTAACGGCATCTTGACGTGCTTTGGCAAGGTTATTGATTTCAAAGATTTGTTTTGCGATTGATTCGCCGTATTTATTTGAAAGGTTAATTAACTCGTTTTGTTCTGAAATCACGCCCGCGACTTGTAATTTATCGTAAGCCCCGCGTAATTCAGTGTAGCCTTTGGCTTGTTTTTCAATTGAGGCAATATTTTTTGCAGTGGTTTCACTAATAATCCCACCGTATTGTTTCATTAATTCATTAACGCGGATTTGTTCTTCACTTAAACCCGATGTTGAAATTGATTTTAAAACATCATTCTTTAATTTAATAAGTTCAATATTTGATTTTTCAACAACCAACGCTTGACGTTGCGCTTCAGTTAAGAAAGTAACTTTATCAAACTGGTCTTTTAAATTAACAAGGATATTTTCATTTGCGCTTGCTTCTTTATATTCACGAGCGAGTTGAACACTTTGAACCGTTAAGTAATTCAACTGCATTTGTGCCGCGACTTGATCTAAAGTTTCATTTGCTTTTCCTTTAGTGATTGCTTTATCACCAATTTTTAAATCTTCATTAATTTTGCGTTTTAATTCTGCATATTCTTTATCAAGTTTCATACCCTCTAATTTTGCTTGTTTTTCAGCGGCAAAAGGGTCTTTAAATGATTCAATTTTTAATTCACTTAATAATGTTCTCGCGGACGAAAGGCTCGCACCCATATTAACTTGTTGCGCTTTTTGCTCTGCTTTCGCTACATTTGTTACCGCGTCTGCTAATTTTAACGCATCAAGGGTTGCTTGTTGCGCAGCTTCACCAAAATCCATTGTTTGCTCTGCTAATAATTTAGCTTGATCTGCACCAATTTTATTAACAGATTGCAATGATTTTGAAAACTCTAAAGCAGCTTCTTGTGGTTTCTGGTAAGCAAGTGCACTTGACACTAATTCTTGCTGGGTTTCTCCAATCGCATCACGTTCTTTATTTAAAAGCTCTATTCTATCGCTAATTACACCATCCATTTTATTATAGGCGGCATTTTGTTTCTCTACTTCGCCCGCTTGTTTCTTTGCATTAATTTGAAGGGTTTGTGAGAAAGCAGTTAGCTTGCCCGTTGCTTCCGTCATTCCTGGTAAGAAATCAATTTTAGAAGTTGCACCCGCTAAACTATTAACTAAATTAGAAAGTTTTTGTTGAATAAAACTACCTAATTCAACAAATGCAGTAGAAAAACGATTAGCTCCTTTCTCAAAAAAACCTAAGAATTGCTCCCAATAAATTTTTAGTGAAATAAAGCCTTTTTGCAACTCACCAACCGCCCAATAACCCGCAGCTCTAACACTAGAGAACTCCTCCCACATATAAGAACCAACTTTCCAACCCGCCCATGCGGCAAACAAAACACCACCTGCAACTGTAAGTGCTCCCATTGCGCTCGACGCGGCGGTTGCTGCGGCACTTGTCCCCCAAAGCGTAGTATTTGCTAACGTCCAAACCGCGCCCGTTGTAGTGGCACTTACGGTCGCTTTAGCGGTTAATCCTAAAAATGCCATTCCAACGGAGGTTGCTGCGGCACTCGCACTTGCAAGGATTGGTGGGATATACGCAAAACCCGCCCACAATGCCGCACCAACACCAATCACGTCGCTTAATGATGCAAGCCCATTAATTGCTTCAGTTATTTCATAAATCGCGGTTTGAGCGGGTTGACTTAAATTTGAAAGCTGCGCATATTCTTTTGAAATAATTCCAAATTGAGCACCCAATGCCATAATTGTTGCAATAGAAATGTTTGCAACGTTCATCATTTCAATTAACGATTGTCGATAGTTTTCAAATACGCCTGTTGCTAAGTTTTCTAATTGAGCAGCAAATGTCCCCCATTGCGCAAGCAACGGCACGCCACCTTGATTCATTGCATCATAAGCTGCGGTCGTTCCTGTGACTGCTGTTGTTAATCTTTCTATTTCTGTTCTATTTTGAATAAATCGGGTCGCGGCGTTTTGGTTGTCTTTACCAAATAAATGAGAAATATCCGCACCCGTTAAATTAGCTTCCTCTAATCTTTTAATTGCACCTGTTAAACCCACAATCTTAGGATTCACCTCTGACGCGGCAATCCCAAAATCAGCTAATTTATCTTCTGAACCACTTAAAACTGCAATAAAGTTTCTTAAAGCAATGCCAGCTTCTGCGCCTTTGATATTAAACCCACCCAACATTTCAAGCGCACCAACGCCCGTTTCAAGTGAAATATCAAAACTAGAAAGCACACCACCAACTTGCTTAAATGATTCTGCAATATCACCAATGTTAGCAGCACCTTCAATTGCACCACGAGTAAAGCTATTAATAACCCGTGCAGATTCACTCGCATCTAATGAGAATTGATTTAATGTTCCACCAAGATATAATGCCGCCTGTTGATCTGTCATAGAAACACTCATTGCTTCAGCAGCTTTTTGAAGAACGAGGGCTTGCTTTGTGGTTTCTGCCATTGCAGCGGGCAATTTCAATAATTTAGGAACTTGCGACCCAATGACTGCCGCAGTTTCCATAAATGCAACGCCTGTTTTTCCTAATTCATTTCCTACTGAAATAGCAGCAGATTTCAAATATTCAAATTCTTTACCCGCCAAACCTGTAATAACGGCTAATTCATTTGTTTTGTTTTCAAGATTTAACCCAGAGGCAACCGTTTGTTGTAATGTTAGAAATGATGCTGTGGCGGCGGCAAATGCTCCCGCAAGGCTTGTAATGCTTTGTGATGCTTTCGTTAAGCCAGCGGCGGTAGAATCCCCAAATTTTAAAACAGAAACCGTTGATTGAGACGCTGCGCCTTTTAATTTATCAAGGTGAGTTGAAGTGGTGTTAATTGATTGATTTGCAGTAGACATACCTCCGACAAATGCGGAGGTATTTGCAATCAAATTCATGACAAAATCATTTGAAGATGCCATCCTTGGCTTCCTCTATTTAGTGGTGGCGTTTAGCTCACTTGTGACAACCCTTTCAAGGATTAATAGTTTTTCCCACTGTTCTTTTGAAAGGTCGGGGATTAAAGGATGTGATTTGATTTGATGCCAATCAAACCCTAAAATTCCTCCCATCATTCCCGATCTCCATAATTGAGAACCAGCAATGTATTCCATAAAAACGGTAAAAGCCAACCAATTCTCTGAAAACACCATACAAACATCCTTGTTTATATATTGTTGCTGAAGTTGGTTGGCGGTTTCTAGCGTTGCTCCCATTTCAAGGGCTTGTTGAACTCGACTTTCTATCCCTTCTTCAGAAAGCCGATGCGAACGCAATTCTTTAACCCATTTCTCGCCTATTTCAACGAGGTTTCTTTGCAACGCATAACTTAACGGGACGAAATTTCTCAAAGAATTTCTCTTGCAATGCCGCCGCCATTCCTGGGTCATCCATTAAGATTTGCTTGTCTTCATTTGAAATCGGTTGTTCAGGTGCATCAATGTCGTATAAATTAATCACCGTATCATTCAAGAAATCCGATAAATCTTGTTTTTTCTCAACGACCGATTCCAAACCACTTTGCGTTAATTGCTTAAATTCTGCAACGATTGCAAACTTATCACCTTGACCATCTTCTACTTCAACGGTTTCTTTAAAAGAACTGCGTAAGTTTTTCTTAAATCCAACATAGGATTTTGCTGCGCTCATAATATCTTCCTTGATTAAAATTGATTAATAAACAGTTAAAACAAATTCATTGTCATTACAACCTGTTGGCATTCCATTAAGGTCATAATAAACAACACCTTTTGTGTCTTTTTTCTTTGGATATTCCCATTGGACGGCGTTGGCGTGCATAATTACTCGTTCACCCGCATTTCCACTTAAATTGATACCCCATGAAATAGATTGTTTCACATTGGTGGAAGCATTTGTAAATGGATTGAATGAACTTAATTGAGCGGCACTCACAGATACAGTCAGTTTAGGACTCCGATCCTCAATTTTTACAGCGGTAATTGAATTACTATTTTTAGCATCATTTACCTCAGAAACCGTATTTCCTAAATCAATATCAACGCTTTCAACGACAAATAAATCGGTGTTATAAGTACCCCAAAGAACCGTTAAAGGATTCACCTTGATTGGGTCTTTACTTGGGCATGAAATATTGCCTAACGCAACGGTCGTTGGTTCTGAATAAATACCTAAAATATTTGCAATGTTAATTCGAGCAACATCAGAATCTTTTGTCGTAATTTTTACATTACATTGAACGTCCGTTGCTAATTCTTGAACCCCGCCAATATTATGCTTAATTGTAGCATATTTAGCTGCATTAATATTTGAATTTAAAGAATAAACTAATGACGGAGAAACGGTTGTAATAGTAGAAGTTGATGCGGATTCTAATCCGAGCACTGTTCCATTTGTTGAAAATGTACCAGAAACCCCTTTTAAAAATAACTTACCATTGCCAACACCATAAACCATTCCAGTGGTGCTTGTTGAAACGGAATCTTGGACGGTTTCTCCCACTAAAAAAGATGCGGAAGTTGAAACGCTTAAAATGTTTCCAGTGGTTTCAAGTAAGCCCGCCGCTTGAAATAAAGGCGAAACCGCTAATGAAATAGGAATATTTGAAATATCAACGCCGCTCGGACGAAAGGTTAAATCATAAGAACCTGAATACTTTGCTCCAACATTTACCATCCCTTGTTTAGAATAAGTGGGTTGAATGTCTTTTAAGTCAATTTTAGCGGCGGGCTCACTATCTAATTGTCCGCCTTCAATTGAGAGAAAATTAAAAACCGTTGCGGGCGTTCCCATTGCAGATTGCAAACCTACAAAAACGCCTTGTTGTTTAAATTGTCTTAATTCCATTTTTTTATCCTCTAAATAATAACACTAATAAAAAACTCAATTTTAATTGAAACCACATCCTCGGTTTCACTCATTCCAATATCCCACGTTAATTCATCTAAAATTAATTCAAAAACCGTATTACCTAATTTGCTATCCGTTTTAAAGAGGTTTTGCAATAAAACGATAAGATCACCATACAAATCATTGGCGGTTTCAAGAATCCCTTTATTTTCTTCTTTTTTAGCGTGGGCTTCTATGACAACCATCACTAAATCATTCAAATAAGAAGCGCAACCCGAACCATGACTTGATGCTTTACCGCCCACTTGATAAATTGTCCAAACTGGTAATTCTTCTTCAAAATTCAAACGACTAATATAGGTTTTTCCATTCGCATTTGGAATGGTACTTTCTATTTTTTGTTTTAAATATTCTAAGGCGGCTTGCGCGGGGTAACTCATCAGAAACATCCTTGCGCAGGTTCATTCTTTAATTTTGCAATCGTGCAACGCACAGCGGGCTTCACATTCATTTCAAATCGTTTGCGCGCGTAATCTTCTAATTCTTTCATTCTTCCACTTCCTCTTAAAATATCATGCGCATTATCAGTTTCAATATGCCGTATTTTATCCCAACCAAAACCTTTTTGAAAACGTTCAAATAATAACGTATAATTACCATGTTTTCTCGTTTCCATCTCAAAAGCATTTAGAAATACAATTTTTTTACCATTTACTTTTGAAATAAATCCACCACGCTCGGTATTTTCACTAAACCACTGATTTTTTTTCTCATTAAAATAATGAATTAAATGTTTTTTAACTTTTATTTCTTGATAACCCATTTGGCGATTTTGTTGGTCAAAATTATTTAATGTTCCAGGGATACGAACCCTTACTGTTATAGATGTATCTGATTTTTGATCTGGCATTGCAGGCAAAGAAGAATTATCAGTTGCGGTAATTCGAATAGGATTAATGCGAGAACCACGATAATTCTTTTGTTTAATACCTAATTGTTTCGCCATTATTTTATCAACGCGAGCGCGGACTTGCCGCGCTGTCATCATTGCTACTCTTGATAACAAAGATTTCATACCACCTAATTTTATAATTTGGTGGATATTTTTTTGCAAACTTTTTAAGCGTTCTTGGCTTATGTTGAGGTCAATCATTTGGTTTCTGATTTATCAGGTAAAGCTGTTCCTTGAAAGCCCGTTGCAATAAAAATTGCACCAATGATTTCAGTATATTGTGGGAACAATAAAATCAACGCCCCGCCCAATAATTTCACCAAACCCATTTTAGTGCTATTTTCTTGCCAACGTGCATTGACATATTCTTTAATTTGATTCGCCATTAGACTTCCCTCGCAATTAAATAATAAGAAATATCATCTTCTAAATCAATCTTTTCAATGAGAAACGTTTTATCAGCAACGATAATTTTCTCATCTTTACGGGGGCTTGAAACCTCGGTTTTTTGAACAGAGATTCCAAGTTTTCTTTTACCAGTTGAACTAATCATTCTTCCCGATCCTAATGTTTTTTGTTCCCGATCATAATCAAAATCAAAAATCGCTACAATCGGGGTTTCTGTTTGATCGGTTTTTTGATAAGTGGCGGGATCGCCAAATACAGCGAAATACGCGACCTTATCAACATCCATTTCACCTAGCATTTCAACTTAACCACACCAGTTGTTGCGGCACTTTGGGCGACCTCAAAAGCCCAACCCGCCCATACGTGGGTTGAGGCAGTAGTCGTAAAACGAGCGTTACCCGCATCGTAATAGACTTTTTGCCCAACCGCCCATGCTTCACCCGTTGCTTTAGGTTGCGCGTTATAAACGCCTTCTAATTCCACTGTGCCACTTGATCCAGCCGCAATATCCGCAATCGCAAGTCCCACAAAATCATTTGAAACAACTACACTACCTGAAGCAATTAAAGTTGCCGAAGTTGATGTATTTTGAAATTCAAAACTTTCACCTTTTTGTTGATAGGTAATCATAATTATGCTCCCGCGTTTTTATAAACAGTGCGATGGTCAAGGAATTTAATACCCGCATCAATCCAAATACGCCATTCAATTCCATCCAAAGTCCAATCACTTTTTTGTTCTAAAGTTGGGTTTGAATTACCATTTAAATAAGCGACTTGACAGACATCATATTGATTGGGGTCAGCAAATAAATACCATGCGGTGCTAGAAACATCATCTAACCGTGCATCACTAAATACTTGCACCCAATTCGTGAAAGGGTTGGGCGTATTTGGGTTAGTTGCACTTGGATCAAAAGCAGACGCAATTAAGGTTTGGGCAGAGGTTTCTTTAGATGCTGGGACAAGTAATAAAGTTGGGCGAATATTTAACACCGTTCCTTTATCATCTAATCCTTTTTGTTTGCGCATCGCTAACTTAGCGGCATCAAGGGTTGTAATGCTAACTGCTGCACCACTGGCGGCTAAATTTTTATGATTAGCATGAAATAATGTAATGCCATCACCCATTGTAGGATTAGCATTTAAAACATCAAACCATTTTTGAGCAATCGTTCTTTTTGCAGCACGCCCTAACTTTTGAGGAACGGTCGTAATTTGATTTAAATCATCATTAATTAATGCTTTGCGAGTGACGCTAAATCCACGACCGAAAGTTGCTAAAGCAATTTGCTCTTTACTTTCACCAAAAGTGGTATGTTTGATTTCACCATTTTCTTTAATTTCAACTAACTCATCGGTTTCTCCAGTTGCAATTAAAGTGCTTGGTTTGAAATCAGGTAAATTTCCAGTTGTTACAAAATTTTCATAAATTTCAGTAGTTTCTCCGTAACCCTTCATCATTGATTTACGGGCGACGTTTTCTAATAAAATTGGGAAATCGCTTGAGGAATGCGCACCAGAACGCTGCATTGCCATGTTAATTAAGTTATTCTGGTTATATCCTACAATGTTTCTTCCATTTAATTGTAATGAACGTTCAGCTAACCATAATAAAGAACGTCCATTAAATTCATTTTGAGGATCAAACGCCTCAATTCCAGCACGCCCTAATAAAGCATTTTCAACGCCTTTGGTGAATTTTTCTTGCTCGGTTTCTCCTGTTTGCGTGGGAGAGTATGAATTATTAATAAAAACACTGCGATTGCCAAGTTCTTCTAATATAAATTGCCGAGCTAGCTCTAACGTAATATTAGGATCAGCTAAACAACGTTCTTTTAAATCACCTAAACCATTATGATTTTTCATAATTGCAAATAAGGCTTTAATTTGTTCGTTGCGTTGCGCTTGCTCGGCTAAAACGCGAGTTCTAATCGCCGCTTCATCGGGCATTGTTCTTTGGCTTTGATCGCCAGTTGCAATCGGTGGAGTTTCAATTGTTGCTCCACTTTCTTGAGGCTTCACATCCATGTTTTGTTCCTCATATCTTTTAAAAAATGCTTCATCAGATCGCCCAATTCCAACCGTTGCATCGGCGGGCGGAACGTCTAAAATTGAAATCTCTAACCCTTCCCAACTTGTAACACGATATTCATCGGGAGAATTTACACCTGCTTTAATTAATTGCTTTTCTTTAATTCTATAACCCACACTCACATTTGAAATAATACCATCTTCAATATCTTTCCACATATCATCTAATGCGGTTCTTTTGCTTAATCTAACAATGGCATTTCCTTTGCCATTTTCTAACCATGCTTTCTCAACAACGCCAATACCTTCATTATGGTTTCTTAATAGTGGTGCGCCATTATTAAAACGAGAAATATTAGCCTCATGTGGATCATGACCTAAAATCTCAATCCAAGGCTCATCAAAAAATGAGTTTCTTTGATAAGGCATATCACTTGAAAAACTAAGTTGCACACGGCGTTCTTTAGCATCTAAAATACCATTTTGTTTTAATTCTAATTGAGCAAATCGCGTATAAGTATTAGTTAGTTGTTTGTTCTTCATTTTGAATTCCAGTATTTGAATTTGGTTGAATTTGGGTATCTGCTAAATTAGTAGAAAACTTTAAGTTGTTTTGCAAATCATTAGCGCGTTCTTCAATTAATTGGTTAATAATTTCGTCGGGGTCTTCGCCGTTTTCTAAAATAACCGATTGACGGCTTTTAAAACCTGCTTCGACCGCTGCAATATTAGCGGCGACCTCTGCTTTAGCATCAATACGTTCCATACCAGGACCGCGAAACTCCGCATCAAATAACGTATTTACATCTACATTTGAAGGAATTTGAATTAATCTTTGTGCGATACAACTTTGAACAAATGCTTTATAAATTGGACGTTCATGTTGATTAATAAATATTTCACGCAACGCATTTGTAGCGGCACGTTGTTCATTTGATTCTTGGCGTTGAGAAGAATAAGAACCCCGATTATAATTTTTTGCAATCGATGAGAAACTGCTATTTGTACCCGCTGCAACCGCCCGTAATTGAGAATCACGAAAGGGTTCTAATTGAGGATTGGGGCGATTTGCTGTAATGGTTTCTACCCTTTCACCCGGCATTAAATTGTCAAAATTCATACCTGGTTTTATTACAAATTGACGATCCGCAGTAGAATCAATTGAGAAATTCGCCATTGAAGGATCACGAACGATTTGAAATCCCATTGCAGCGGCAATCCGAGCGGCAATAGATTCTGCTTCATCGTATTCTTTAACATCTCTTAACCGATTAATCACCGAATGAAATATCGTGACTCCGCGCTTTTGATTTAGGCGTTTTGAATTAAAAAGATGAGCAACGTTTTCTGTGGGAACACGAATTAATTCAATGGTTTTTTGAGCAGTTACAAAGGGATCATTTGGATGGGTTTTATAGAAATGGTAAGCAACTACGCGACCAAAAACATCCACTTCAATTCCATGAAAAACGCTATTACCTTTCTCTGTTTTAATCACCACTTTAGAATCATTTTTACCGCCCACAATGAAATTAACGAAGGGACAAAAATCGGTTTCTAAATAATTAAGCGTTAATTGGATGGTCGAAGCGTGCAATAAGCCTTTGATATTTCCAGCTAAAAAATTAACAAAGATTTCACCGTCGCGTAACCAAGTTCGACAAGCTAAACGTTGGCATTCGCCATAATTCAATTCTTGAGTGTTTTCAGGGTATTGTGACCAGATTTTATGTAAGCGTTTGAGTTCTTTATTAATATCAATGGCGGGCGTGCCGTCAAGGAATTTAACAATCGGTTTGGTAGAAATCCCCACGCCGACGATTTTATTCACTTGATCGTTGAGAATCCCATGCGCAATGTCATAGTTTTCATCAAGATAGCGGGCTTGATAAGTGAGATTTAAACCAGCATTTGCAATTGAAACGTCACCAGTCCCCGCATTCACATAAGGGTTAGGCGCACGAAGGCGGGCGTTTTGAGTAGCGGCTTCATAGGTTCGAGCGGCGAAGCGGGCTTGCTGACGATGCAAAGCCCTCGATGGCGCAAACGCCATCAAGAACTCGTCATATACCTTACCTACTCGCTCAAACATCTTGTTCCGCGTCCGTGTGTAACAACTTGTGATAATAATATCACACTTTGGTATCATTGCAAGGTATGAATCAACGTTTTTGTGAGATATTTCAAGTATTAGAAGAAATAGCGCGACCGCCTCCCAATCGTGCGGCATGGCAATGGGCGGATCATAATCGGATTCTTCCTGTGGGCAGTGCAGAACCAGGGGAATGGCGATCCGCGCGCGTGCCTTGGACGATCCCGATCACTGAATTCGCCCGCGATCCACAATACCAAATGATCGTGGTGATCATGGGATCGCAATGCGCAAAAACAGAAACCTTGTTTAATTTGATTGGCTGGAAATTAGATGATGATCCAATGCCGATGCTTTACATTGGACCGACCCGCAAAAACGTAGAATCCATTTCAAAAAATCGGATTATGCGAATGTTAGAAAGCACACCGTCGCTGTGGAAAAAGCTCGAAAAAGGCAAGCGCAACACGATCACCGAAAAATATATCAATGGGGTTCGTGTGGGATTTGGGTGGGCGGGAAGCGCGACCGAATTAGCCTCACATCCTGCGGCGATGGTATTTGTCGATGAGCGATCACGGATGGGGGATACGAATGAAGGCGACCCCGTTTCGTTAGCACAAGCGCGGATCGCAACTTATCCAAACGGGAAAATCTTTGTGACTTCCACGCCGACCGAAGGGCTTTTAACTGAAAAGCGTCAAGACAACGGGTTGAATCATTGGGAATATTCAAATGAGGTGACTTGCCCGACGTGGTCACTTTTCCAGCAAGGAACGGCGCACGAATGGGCGGTGCCTTGTCCAGAATGTGGGGAATATTTTGTGCCAAGATCGAATTTATTGCATTTTGATCAATCGCAAAGTTATTCAAAAATAAGGAAAAATGCGTTTTTAGCCTGCCCAAACTGTGGTGCGGCAATTAACGATCATCAAAAAAGCAAAATGAATGCGGCGGGTAAATTCATTACAAAAACGCAACATATTGATAAATTTGGAAATATTACAGGTGAAATTGAAAGTAATTCAATGGTCAGTTTTTGGATTTCAGGGTTATGCTCGCCATGGGTGTCGTGGGGAGAACGCGCAGAAGAATACGCCAAAGCCCTAAAATCAAACAACCCAGGGCGGATCATGGCGGTGATCAATACCGCGTTTGGGGAATTATTTGGGATTAAAGGTGAATCAACCACCAAAGAAATGGTTGCGCAACTGAAAGCGGATTATGAACTAAATCATGTACCTACCGATGTGACGGGTTTAACGTGCGGGGTCGATGTGCAAGGCGACCGATTAGTGTACGCGATTCGGGGTTGGGCGGCGGAGATGCGCAGCTATTTGATTACAAACGGAGAATTACGCGGGGATACGTCTCAAAAAGAGGTGTGGGAACGCTTAGATGATCTTTTGAACGCGAGTTTTGATGGGCACAAAATCACGGGTATGGCGGTCGATTCGGGGTTTAACACCACTCAAGTCTACAAATTCGCCCGCACGCACGCGGCAAACGTTTATGCCACCAAAGGTCGAAATACGATGGACAACCCCTTCACCTCGACGCGGCTTGACGTGATGGTGAATGGGCGAACCGTGCGCAATGGATTGCAACTCTTTAAGATCAATACGGATTATTACAAATCGTGGTTAATTGCAAAATACAAAACTTTCAACGACTGGAATTTGCCGTCGAATGTCGATGACGACTATTTAAGCCAAATATCGGCGGAGGAACGGTTGCGCAATAAAAATGGCGAAGTGCTGTGGAAAGCAAGTCGCCCGAACCATTATTTTGACTGCGAAGTGTTGAATGTTTTTTTGTGTGAATTATTGAAAATTCATTTAAGGAAAATCGCCACGCCGTCCAAACCCGTTGAAAAACAAACTAAAAACGCATGGATTAGGGACGTGGGCGATAAGTGGATTTGATAACTACTTGATATTGTCGGCAATTTTAAGGATGTCGACAAGTTTAGTGTCGATCAAGCCGGTGATTAAAGAAAAGCCAAGGATTAACTCATCGTTTGCTTCACTAGGCTCAAGCATTCCATTGACAGTATTTGTGAGGTTTTTAACCAACGCTTTCACTTCAAGGGCTTGATCGTAAATCGTTGCAATGCCGCTCATTGAACACCTCCGAAACGGTTTTTGGGCATGGCGGCGAAGGAAAAGATTTGAGCGGATTGGTGTGAAGCGTTAAGGGCGGTTTTGCATTGGTCGACCGTGCCGAGGTGAAAGCCGCAGATTCTGGCAGCGGTGACTTGTTGTTTATGGAACAGGGTTTTGAGGAAACGACTGAAATTGTAGCGATTCACACAAAGGCGCAACACGACATTCGAGTGAGCGCAATAGAACTGGTAACTATTAAAAAGGTCTGCGCCGGACATTTTTTCGTGCCACCCTTTAAGCCCGCTCCCATGAAATTCACGACAGTGGATCGAATGCGCTAACCATTCAATAATTGATTGAGGGTTAAAGTTCAATTCCTTTTTAATCAAACGCTTGCCGTTTTGTTGAACGGGTTTTTTAGCATCAACGGGTTGGGCAGCGGCGTGTGCTTTTTGCTCAAGCAACGCAATGTATTTGCTTTGTAATTCAATAATATGTTGCTCGGGCGATATCACCGGCCCGACGGGTTTGAGCGTCGCTTCCATCTCATTGAACCGTTTGATGTACGCTTCTTTTAAGCGCGCGGCTTCTTTTCCCGTAAATCCCATCACCAAAAACATAAAACCGTCTTTTGTCAGGTTGTACATCGGTAATTTTCGACCCGTTGAATCTAGGTAATCACTCAATCCAAAATTGGACTCAGTAAATTCTTTTGAACAATCAAGGGTTTGAATAGAACGCAAGACGTGACCATGTTGTTTTTTAAAGAAGTCAGCTAGTGCGAGGGATGTTGTTTGGGGTACGCCATTGACCATTGAAACGGTCGGCGTGGATACTGCGATTGAATTAGACATGATATGCCTCGTAATATATAGTAATGCGCTTGGAATTGAGAAAGCGCGGGACTCAACTACCGTATTACGACGGCGAGGGGTATTGAATATTTCCCCTTCTCATCCCGCGATAGAAATCATACCATAAAAGGCAATAAACGGGCATAAAAATACCGCAAAGATTAACGGATGCGGGAAACCGCGTAATAAAATAGTGAGAACATCGTACCGCACGTTTTATGCAAATGTCAATACTGTATATCCATACATACTGTATAAAAAACTACTATTAATTTTCGCATAAACCAACTATTCTTTTTAATTTTAATTCAACTTTAAGGAAGTTAAATATGTTTCTCAAAAATTTTACTCTTCTATGTTCAATATTTTCAGCATTTGTATTTGCGGATACGCTTGCTGCAAATATTGGAGGAAGTTTTGTTTATTATATAAACTATAATGGAGCAAAACATCCATTAATAAAGATAGAAGCCGCTGTTCAAACTGAAGAAGGAAAATCCAAAGATGTAGATACTTGGTGGAGTGGAAATGAAGGGCATTTAAACTATGGTTCATCTTCAACTAAAAAAGGTGATTTAGTTGCATGGAGTTATTTCTATGTTGATGAAAAACAAACCACTTGGGGTGATCATAATAATCCTGATTTATACGTTAAACTTTGGATTGATAATAGTGGAAGAGTTGATGTGAATTGCTTCCATGTTTCAGTTCCTGATATTTTATGCGGTGCAGTTTTATTTGATACAAATGGAAATGAAATGCCTGCAAGTAGAGCAACTGGAAGAGCAACTACTAATAATAGGTTTGTTCAAATACGTTTAGATAATCCAAGTTCTAATATTGAGCGAGTTTAGCCGCGTCCGCCGGTTTAGCGTGCTTATGATTCAAGCGGCACGCATATTTAATTGAATTTCCTAACAAAAACCCTTCAAATTGTTCAGGCGTGAGCTTTGCTTTAATCACATCAATCGTGCTAATCCCGCCCACATCATAATAATCACTCATAAAATCATTGGCTTGCGGGTTTAGGTTGGATTGGGCGGGGCTTTGGCGGTTCGACGGGCGTTTGGATACATTCCTCGCCGTCACAACTCGTCGACGCTTTTTGAACTTTATCTTTCACAAAAGGATTATTGGTAATCAGTGGCGGAGAAAACTGATTTTCCTCTATCGACCGATGATTATTCATGCCTTTCATGTCGCCGCGATTGTTCAAATATTTTAGGTTTTGTTGCACAAGTTTTAAATCTTGCTTAACATTAACCAACTCATTGTTTATTAAATCTAATTTATTTGAAATGGCAGTGAAATTTTTATTGGCTTCTTCAACTTTTAACGCCAAATGTACCGCGTTTGCTTTGTGGATTTGATAATCCCATAAGGTTGAGGTAATCCACCCCACAAATATCGAAATAACTAACCCAATTCCCGCTTGAATATAAACGTTAATATTAAAGGGTTTCACGTCTTCATTATTGTTTCTCATGATTGACATCCTTGTCAAAAATTCCATTATAATCAATCTATTTCCAATAATCTATAAGGACTTATCATGACAAAAGACGAAATTCAAACCCATTACAACGCATGGCTTGCCGCGAGCATGGCACTCGCCAATGGTCAGGAATATACCCTCCAAACGGGCGGCGGTTCACGAACCTTGAAACGCACCGATGCTGCCGAAGTGCGCAATTGGCTCACTTATTGGGAGCAAAAACTCAATTCTATTCAAGGCGTTAAAAACAATCCCGTTAGCTTTGCGAAGTTTGAGTAGCGAGTTTATTAAAATAGTCCGCGCTGAGGTCACGGACTTTTCTCACTTCATTTTGCAACAAATCCCGAATCAACGCCGCATCCGTTAAACCCGCGACCTCGTTTGATAAACGCCCAGGCAAACTTTCAAGCAATTGATTCTCTTTAGATTGCATCATAATCGCAAAATCTTTCACCGCTTGATATTCAAACAACTCACCCGCCCGAATCTTATTTTTCATCTCTTGTTCAATGGTTTTTTCCCGATAATATTTCGCTTTCTCTAAAGTTTCAGAAAGTTGCTCACCATTTTCCTCAAAAGATTCTGTGGGTTGTTTGGTGTTTCTAAGGTAAGTCAAATAGTTAATTTGCGATTCATAAAAACGATATTCATTCTTTTGATTTTTCTTAACAATTCCATCCTTTTCTAACTGTTGAATCCGACGCGGGTCTAAATCAAACAACGCCGCTAATGTGCCCACATTGCAAGTGAGCGTGACCAAGTCTTCGGGTTTGATTTCCATTTTTTAGGGCACTCCGTAGCATATTTTCACAAAATTCAATTTAACTGTCGTAACCCGTTGATTTTCAACGTCACAAAGTGTGAACATCGCACTGCATTTTTCTACATTTTAACCACTTTAATGCCCACTATTAAAAATAAAAATTCATTATTTTCAATAGGTTGCAAAATATCACAGCCCGTGATTCCCTTGAGTGAGCCATCGATCTTTTTTATTATCGACTTTTGGAGTTCTGCCAGCTACAAAATTTTGTAATTCCCAATCCCACTCCCTTCTTGCATAATTAATAGCAGCACTTAAAACACCCAATTCTTTACGAATGGTTGTTAATGATATATTTCTACCTTGATATTTTGTTTGGTGTCGGGCGAAAATATAATCTCTAACACTTTGACCTTTAAGAGAAATTAAAGGTTGATTTTTAAAGAACTCAATTAAATGGTTTGCCATAACTTTACTACAAGTTAAATTACGACCAGTTGTTTCAAGTTCCTTAAAATATTTCTCAAATAAATCTTCAATTGTTAATGCGTTTTCATATCTTTGTTGTGCAGATTTCAAACGCATTTCTAATTCAAGACGTTGAGCTTCTTTAAAATCAGTTGTTTTTGCCGATGCTCGAACGGTTTTTCCTCCTTGCATCGGCGTGTAACTAATTTGCCAGTTTTTACTTTTCTTTGATCTGCGCGGCATATTTTCATCGACCTTTATTTATTCTTGAATGCTTTCAACTGTTTAGGTTGTTTAGGACGTTTTCTCATGGTTTTCTCCTAAAAAGGAACTTCATCGTCAAAATCAGATTTATAGGATGGCAGGGGCGAAATAACAGGTAATGAAAGGTTATAAATGCAACGTCTAATTGCTTTAGAAACCCCAGTTTTTTCTGCATGAGTCATTGATTCACTCACCATTGATTCAATGAGTAATTCAATAGTATTGTTTGTGTTCATTTGATTGGTTACTGCCAAATACATTTCATGCTGGTGTTGATTCAGTTGCGTTGAAATCTTAGCTATTTGAGAGGATATTTCTTTGTAATCTTTTAAAGAAATGCCATTTGAATGCTTGCAAAATTTATCTAATTTCGCTAACTCTTCACGCATTTTATTTAGGTGAGTTGACATTGTTTTGCTCCTTAATGATTTTTAGGGTAAGTGTACCAAGGTTGTGATAGCGTTTCTCTTGAAAAGAACCTTTCAACGCAGTCATTAATTCTTCTGCGGCTTTTAAGGGAGAAACATAACCCGATTGCACGGGTTTTAAATAGGTTAGAAGGTAGGTAAATTCAATCGTTAATACGTTGTCTTTTTCACTAATATCACGATCAAATTTCTCTAAACCCGTTTCTTTTTTAAAACGGGTAATCATTGAATCAATTAAATCAATCATTTCTTTTGCTCAAACCGCCATATTGTCTTCGTAGAAATCCAAACCTGATCAAAACCTTTTAATAGAAGGTGTTTGCGAATTTTCAAATAAACGGCGATGTTTTTTCTCAGTGAAAGTTCATCTCTTTTTTCAACAATTTGTTCAGCTAACTGCCAATATTTAACAATCAATGGACAGGTGGGCTTATCTACCTTTTTTGATGGGTAATGCTTTGGTTTATATCCCACAGATTTAAAAGATTCAATCTGTGTGTTTCTTCTCACAGCAGAATAACATAATTTCCATGTCTCTTTTTCAAAATTCATTTCTTTTGCTCCTTAGTTGATTGAAGTTCTAAGCGGTATTTATAAACACTTCCTTTGTTTAATTTTCTACCTGTTGATCTAAAAATAAAATCAGCAATTGCTTGATCTGATTTAGGTTCATCTAATTCATTTAACGCCCAATCCACTAATTTTCTTACCTCTGAAGTTGCAAGTGGCGGTTGCATTTTGAAGGTTGCAAGTTGTACATTTGCAACTTTGGCGGTTGCATCGGTGGTTGCATTGCAACCTTGTTGATTTTGTTGGGTTTTATCGGGTTGCACCGCTTGATTTGCAACTTTATCGGGTTGCGCTAAAGTTGCATTATCAAGTTGTTGATTTTCATCGTTTTTTAACGCCAAACTACCCATTGTGTAGTTTTGAAAAGTTGCATGGGTTGTGGGTTGCACTCGGGGCGGAAATTGCACCACATTACCCCCAAAATCGCTCGCATGGGCGGTTATTGCCGCTTCTTTGGGTTGCAAGTTGTATGCAACCGCCGTCGAGGTTGTATTAAAGTTATAGGTTGCTTGAAGTGTGGTTTTCTTTGGTGATGGTTCTTTTGGTGAAATCGGTTGTTTGCTATATTTTGAAATCGCAGTTGAAACAGTTTCTTTTAGTGTATCCATTGAAACATAATCAATTTGCATTAAAATAGATTGTTTATGATCAACAATAATTGCTTCGCCCGCATTTTGGATATTATAAGCATTAAGATTGTTTGGCATAATTCCTAATACTGCACGGCTTGCTTCTGGTGTTTTTAAGAAATGGCAAATTCTGGTTTGCATTTGCTCCATGAATTGATTGCCTAGTAATTGCTTTGTTGGGTATTGAGTTGCAAAGATAATATGAATCCCCGCCGCCCGACCTTTTCTTGCCAAATCGGTGATAGTTTCCATTATTTCTGCTAATTCCGCACCCTCATCAACGATTAAAATTAAATAAGGGATTTTCTCACCTTTCAAACGTTGAATTTTCTCAACGCCTTTGTCTTCTAATAATTCATAACGCATCTCCATTTCTTCTCTAACCCATTCAATTAATTTGAGGGCTTGATTTTTATCCGTTGCAATAGGTTTAATTAAATGAGGAAGACCCTTTAAAACACCTAATTCAACTCTTTTTAAATCAACGCCGACTATTTGAACATCATCGGGTGAGTTTTTAGAAATGATTTGATTTAAAACACCCCGAATCGTTGAGGATTTTCCTTGATTTGATGCGCCCGCCACAACAATGTGAGGAGCTTGCTCTAAATCAACGGCGTGACTACCAAGTAAAAAAGTTAAGGGTTTGGTTAATTGAGTTTCATAATGAATTTCTTTCGCTTGTTTGCGAGTTAAATACTCACCAGAAATCTCTTTTGCGTGCTCAAAAAAACTAAGTTCTTTGGGTTGTTCAATTGGTTGCTCATCGTTTTGGACGGGTTTTTCTTTGCGAAGGCGAGCGCGTTTTTGTTCGTCAGCAAAGCCTGCAAGAACCGCAAGATCGCTTGCAACCGCTGAAAAAATTGCGCACATCAAGAAAACAATCACGATTAACGTTGCCCAACCGATTGCAATCACATCGACGGATGCTTTATTGACGTTGGCGGGCGTTGCCGACGGCGTGGGCAAACTCTCTAACGCGGCGGTTTTCGCTTTTAAGGCGTTTTGATAGTCGGTTGCGCCATTGACCTTACCTTGTAATAAATCGCTTTCCACAGCGGCTTGACGAGCGGTTTCGCGTTTTTCTTCAAGGCATTTTGTATCTGGACATTTTTTATCCTTTAATTGCGCGATTAAAGTTTGATTGGCGGTGATTTGCGCTTTTAAGGCGTTCATATCCACAGATGCGTATTGTTTGGTTGCTTCAACTTGCGCATCAATTTGTAATAATTTGTTCTGTTTCGCAAGGTATTCTGGCGAGTTTTCTATCCGCGTTAATTCTTTGGTTTCAATGTTATGTAATGCGAATTGATAATGGATCATCCATTCGACAGAAATACAAAACAAAAAAGCCGTAAGCCATAATAAAAAAAGATATATCTCTTTGGCTTTGCTCGCGTTAATCGTAATCCCTAATGATAAGACTGTTAAAATTGGCATAAATATTCCCAATAAAGAAAATACTTTGCCAATATGATCATTGGGTAGAATAATTTGAACAACATTCACCGCTGCGTACATTGACAAACCAATTAAAGCAAGCGTCATTACTTTCACTATAACTTGCTCTACGAATACTTGTTTTGTGGTCATAATTTACCGCCTAATTTATCAAAAATTGCGTAGGAAACCGCTAAACAACCGATTGCAAAAATAATTAATCCAAAGAGTTGAACAAAAACCTTTCCTTCATTTTCTTCTTCGGTAAAAAAAACAACTGTAAAAAGTAAAACAATCGTTGCAACCAACATAATGCAAAATGAAAAGGGAATTAGCGTGGGAAGTTTTGATCCTGCGACTAATAATACGCTTGCTGCCAAACAACTCGTGAGATAAAGCTCGTTCATTTTGTTTGATTTTTGACGCGGCTTTCTATCAATTGGCTGTGTTGGTGGTGGAAGAAACGGGGGATTAGCTGACATAAATAACTCCTTTAATCCATCCATAACAAACTAAAGCACCAACCAACGTGTTTATTATTTGGAGAAATGGGTGTTTGTTCATATAAAAATAAACGGTTGTGCTAAATGAAATAGAAAATAAAATCATAATAAATAATCCAATGTCTTTATTAGTTGCTTTCTCTGCGAGAGTTAATAAAGGAACTCCCCATAAAAACAGTGCTGGAAAGCTATAAACTAAATTACCAGAGATTTTATTATCGTTATCTTCAATCCTTTTTCTACGATAAAAACACGCCAAACCACGATAGTATGCAAATCTCTCATCTCCTAATTCATAAAGATGTTCTGCTAATTTCATGTTTTCTTCAGCTAATTTATCGCTTTCTTTTAACTCTTCAGAGCGATCCGTGAAGAGTTCTTTAAAAGGAAAGCATAGATTTGCCGCATAAATACCGCCGACACCGAATAATATAAAATTAAAGAAAAATAAGTCGTTTTCAGTCATTTTAAACTCCAATTAGGTGAAGAAAATCTGCTAAAAACCAACCAATTGGAAGCGCAATAAGGAACGCTAAAATCAATATTTGTGGATAGCTAAATTTATTGAAGAAACGAGCAATCATTTCAACCCCCAACAATAAAAGGAGGTTTTGTCTTGAGGGGATTGAAGATACCCATTCTCAAAAAAGAAAGTGGTAAAATTAGAAATTTGTTTATCGGATAACGCCTCAAAATAGACATTAAATCCTTCGCGTTCTAGATTTAGAGCAAGTTGTTGGATAATTTTTGGAGAACAAGAGTAGGTCCCAAAGGTAGCAAACTTCATTTTTTTCTTACCAATTGGAAACTCTTTGTAACGAAAATAAACATCACCAAATGAGAACGTATGAACAAACCCATTGTTTGGATAGTTATGAACGTGAGCAATTAATTGTTGGGTAGCGAATTGGATTGGATCGACACGTTGTGATTTTTCACGAAATCCAAATAATTTTGAGATGCGTTGAAACATGAGTGAAATTACCTTAAAGGTTAAGGCAATTCAGTTAGACACGCATAAACCTTCCCTTTTGGGATGAGTTACGGTATAATGGTTGCGTGTTCACTGAATTGCATTGTGGGAACGAAGAGTTACTTTTATCACCAAGAAAAGCCTGTTTGGAGAAATCTAAACGGGTTTTTCTTTTGTGTGTTTATTATAATCCAAAACTTACAAATTTGCAAGGTTTGTTTTAACTTTTTTCTGCATTTTCTCCTATCCATTTTAAACCCGCTACAAATGCTTGTTGAGGCGTTTCAAATACTTCTTGAATAACCCGTTGTTTGATTCCACCATAATGAACAGACCAACCCGCACATTCTCCTAAGTGATTGATTATTTGAGAGGTTTGAATCCCAAAAGCCTCTAAACAACTACCATGGGCAGTCACGGGTTGTTTGATCCAATACGCGGCAATTCGTTTCTCTAATAAAATATCAAGCGCACTTCCACATTGACAAATGCCTTGATTAGAACCGCATTGGCACGAAATTTTAACGTCTGCGACGGGTTGCATTTTTTACTCCTTTTGCTTTAAAAATTCTACTCATAACCACTCTGACTTGATGATCAAGTTCTGATTCGGTCGGTGCATGGATTTCAATCCTATCTTTTTCGGATTTGGCATGAAAAATACCCGTCGCGTCCATCGTGATTTCCAAACAAATCGGTTTTAAGCGCGGGTTCGTTGGTTGAATCGCCCAGTTCATTCGGACGTGCAAGGGATCATTTACACGGTACGGCATTAAAAGTTTCATGCACCGTTCCGAGTTTCTTGTAATCCACGAAATAAAATCTTCTGTGGTTTGGATGGGGCAATTTTTTCGTGCGTACACCCATAACGCCTGAATCAAAAGCCCGTCGACGCTTTTCACATCCGGCGGCAATACCGCACGAACGCTTTTCTCATCATAATTTGGCATGTCACTGCTCCTTGTTGGGGGAAAATAAAATCTGCTCATCTTCTCTTCTTTATGAGTAGATTATTTGGCTATAAGTTATTGATAAATAATAAGTAGAGTAGATTGAGCAAATTGAGCAGATATTTTTAGCTTTTTTTGCCATTTTTGGAATTTTTTAAGTTTTTCCAAAAAACACCCTTTTTTTAAAAAAATAACCGCTCAAACTGCACAATCTGCTCTACTTATTAAAAATCAGTTAGTTAAACCAAATAAATCTGCTCACTAAACAATTTTGAACTTTGAAATCTGCTCACAGGTCAAAATTAAGGGTCAATTCCCTCATCTTCGCGCTCGATGTGGATTTTTTCTTCGCGTTCCACAATCACGGTTGCTTCTTCAAGCGATCCTAAAAAGAAACCTTGTTTGCGGGCTGGACCGATTAATTTCTTTTTAAAGAAGGTTTTTAAATATTTTGATAATAAATACAAAGACTTCTTATCGTAAGAATTAACTTTATTTTCATTACAAAACTGATTGTAACTCTCATAAAATTGTTCACTGGTGAGTTCTGAATGCCAGATTCCTGACCCTTCGGCTTCGCGCACAACCCAACCCCGAATCAGGCACTCAACCATCCATTTACCCGCCGAATCAAGGCTGTGGTAACGTTGATCTCGCAAGCCTTTTGTTTCAGGAATGTTGCCGGTATGGAATCCTTTTAAATCACGGGTCAGCATTGCTTCTAAAAACGCCGCTTGAATATTTTTATCAGCACAATCCTTTGATAAATCATTAAAATATTCCCGATTCCCGCGTTGATGTTCACTCACATCGATCACACAATACCGCCGCTCATCTTTGGACGCTGGGACAGCCCAATCACTATTAGTTGTCATAAAAACTTTAAGATAATTAGGTTGTTGAATGGCATCGATCCCTTTGCGTTCAACGATGATGTTGGGTTCGGTAATCAATCCCTTTAAAACGCCCTCATGCGAGCGATCCGCGCTAAAAAAAGCCTCATCCGCGTACACCAAACAAACGTCGTTAAAATGCCCGTTGAATTGCCCAACCAAATGCGTTGCGGCGGTGATATGCAGCGCGTGGTTTCCCCACATTGCGCACAATAAATTGCCGATCATGCCTTTCCCTGTGCCTTTTTTACCGCGTAACACAAGGGCTGAACCCGCAGGTTTGTCAGGATTTTGGAATGTATAAGCGATCCAATTGAAAAAATAATCAATAAGTTCTTGATTGCCTTGACAAACTACGTCTTCAATATGGGTTTTTATGAGCGTCCAATCACCGGCTTTGGGTTGAATTGTCCAGCCTTGCCATGTGTTGAAGTAATCTTTGGAATGGTTAGACTCGTTATTAACCGTTGGTCTAAAAATCACCCCGCCTGCATAAATCCTTGAACTCGGATCGGTCGCCCATGCTTTAATGATGTTTTTATAAACACTTTTCAAAACTCCATTGCTATCGGCGTACTCCGAAGTTTTTATCTTTTTGTTTTGATTTATTTTCTCTAATTCAGTTTGTCTAATGAACTCGTAAGTATCTCTATTGTTTATACTATTTTGAGCATCAACGATGCGCATTATTCTGTGGTTTCCACCAATCATAACTTGCGCATGGGTTTTATTAAAATCCTCAATAAACTGATTATATTCAACTTCCCAATCTGGTTTTGGTTTGCGTTTTCTAGGTTTCTTTAATTCAACGACGTTTGAAATCTCTGAAGCATCATTTTCAATTGTTGAGTTGTTCATTTTAGTTTCCAAAAAACACAGACTTAACTGCGTTTAACCCGTGAGCGATATGTAAATCATTAAAATCAACTTTTAATCCGTTTAATTCAGGATAAACCATTGAAAAGCCTGTTTTTTTTGCGGTTTCCATTGCTGCAACCATGCCAGTATTGATTTGGCATTTATCAGTTGGTTTTCTTACATCATTATCGGCGGCAATGATTGCAACTTCGCCCCGTTCTTTTAAAGCACTTCCAACATTAATTAAGTTCCCCGCATCCAATCCACATAACACCCGATAACCCGTTGCTAAATGAATGCTCATGCCTGTTGCAAATCCTTCACAAATGACCGTTTGATGTTTGCCCGTGATTTCAATAAAACTGGCTTCTTTTTTAAAGCCTTTTGTGTACAATTTGTTCGCGTTGTCATATATTCTTTGAATGCCTCTAATATTCCCGTCTAAATCTTTGATGAGAAGCGCAATAAAGTCTTTTGCAAATCTTAAATCACGGGCATTAGTGGTATCGGTGATTTGTTTTCTGATTAAATATTGAGAAACCCCCGTTGTTCTTATCGCATTGAACAATCCCAAATCCATTTGTAAGCACCGATACGCTAACTCTTTTTCTCTGGCGATTTGTTCGGGTGTTTTTTGATAAACCTTGACTATAATTTTATTTGAAAATGTTGGTTTTTTTATTTCTGGACTTCCATGATTCCAATACTCTTTTAATAAACTTCCTGTATTAAAAGTTGATTTCCCAGAAGAAAAACTATGGACCGTCACCACAAATAAAAAAGTATTTGGTTTGGAGAATTTATAAGCTGCGTTTGATTTACTTTTTTTTTCATCAACTAATAAAGGAATCCATTTGTCTGAGATTTCTAAGCGTTCAACACCATCATGTCCAATCGCTTTTGCTTGTTGGTTTAACCAATTTAAACAAGCGGTTTCTAATGCGTAAATGATGTCGTGTTGGTTGTCTTCTAACCATGTTTGATAGGTTAGTTTTCTAACCGTTGCTGGCGTTCCCATGACAAACTAATTCCTTGTTTTTATTAGTGAATCGTGACTTCGGTCGTGATTTTTTCGTGTAAGTTGTAAATGTATTCCATTACGATATTGTATTGATGGATATATTTACTAACTTGAGCAGCGCGTTGTTCAAGATTATAGAAATCAATCTCCATTGCGAAACGACTTAATTTAGCGAGTTCAATTTTAATCTTGCTGGTGCTTCCAACATATTCAATATCTTGAATTTTATCCAATGCTCGCTCAAATAATGATTTCCAAAATACTTTATTTTGCTCATAATGTTCTTTAGGATAAGGCATATAAATTGGAGCAAATGCTAATAAATTATTCTCTTGAGAAATCTCTGACGTTGGAATATGTAAAAGAGAAATAACGGTATTAATTGAATTGACGTTCAAATCAGTGATTGCACTACCTTTGTTTTGAGGTGTTTCAATCATTGTTGCTTGATGCGGTTGCATGGTGTTTCTCCGAGTAAATAAAAGGGTTAAAAAAGCCCCGCTTGCGCGGGGAAACCATCATTGATGGAGGAGTCAGAAGGCTTTTTAGAAACCCCCCTCTCAGGAGGAAAACTTTGAGCAAGTTTTTTAGGTTGAAGGTATCTAAAAAGCCCTCGTTTAAGGAGTAATTAGTGAAAACGAGGGAAGACCACCAAAGGAGACTTAAATCTTAAAACGTTTCTTTTTTAATGCTTGAAGTTGCATATAAATTTTTCTCGCTGTTGAAATGGTTACGCCGTGAGTTTTAATGAAATAAAGTGGTTGCCAATCGTATTCACCTTTTGCAGTATATTTTTCAACCAGTTTTTCATCAATCCATTTCTGGTCCTTTTCTTCTTTTGCAATAATTTTTGTTTCCTCACGATAATTAAGCTCATCTTTTAGTTTTTTAAAATCAACCAGATGCTTATGTTTTCTATAAGCCCGTTTGGGTTTGGTTGTTGATTGCAAATTCATGATTGTTCTCCTTGGAGTTGTTTTTGTTTCTTTTGGTCTGGTTGTAAAACACATTCTTTGCTTGGACAACGCGGGTTTGTTTTGTAGTCGCATCCGCGTTGAATTAAAATCACGGTTTCTGGCATGGGTGATTTCTTTGCCCATTTGAAATCGTCACGAAGTTCAAAGTATTTATCTTCAACGCACATCGGGTTTAATGTGAAATGGGAATCCTGTTGATTGCCTACCAATAAAATCCCAATTAAGAACATTTCTTCCATAACCACTTCCATGCTTTTTTAAGCAGAATAAAAACCCCGTGAACTTCGCCTACCATTTTAATATCCCACAAAACATTTGGTTAAAAGAAACTGCATTCTAAGTTCTTCTAATAATGACGGGTCTTTTTTAATGGTTTCAAAGGCTTGAATGCGGTCAAGTTCTGCATCGCTTAATAAAGTAATGCCCTTTCGTTGTAAGTCTTTTAAAATCAAACTCTCAACATAACTTGAAATAGAAATCCCGTTTCCTTGCGCCATTTCTTTAACTTTCGCTTTGACTTGCGCACTCGTATAGATTTGAAGCTGTTTAGATGAATCCACTGGCATAATTTCTCCTATTTGGTTACATGGGATATAACTTAATTCTTTTGGTAGTATCGAGAAACAAAACCGCATTATCTTTTTCAATGCTAACTTGTCGAATCCGATAATAAAATCCATAATCTGAATCCTCACAAACCAAAACCGTTTCAACGCCTTCACGTTGAGCATTATCAAGTGCCTTCTTTAAATCAGATGCTGTTAGACTTTTTTTGGTTTTCGAGTAGTTGATAAATAAAACCAAATCACTGGTGTTATTGTTCGGACAAATCACCGCATTCTGAAGAGTGTAGTCATTATCAGTTTTTCCGATATAAACACTCACAGATTTTGATGCTTTCTCAAGCACTTTTTTTAAATCCGTGACTTTTAACGTTTTCATTTACTTGCCCTTTCTTTTTTGCGACGCATCGCGTAAAATTGATCTAACTTCATGAGAAATCACAGGCGACACAGGCTTGCCAATTTGAATGCTCAACGCAATTAAAATGTCATAAGTTTTGCCGCGCGGGTGACTGCTATAACGATTCACCCACCGATTCAGGGCGGTATAAACTAACGACGCTTTGTAGCCGTTGTTACTAGCCCATACTTCAAGGGTAAGTCCTTGTTTATTTAAGGCTACTATAATTGCTGTATGCTTCACATTTCTCACTGAAGTTCCCTAAGTTATTGAAAAGCAGTGTCCGCTGCTTTTTTTTGCCTTTTATACCTTGCAAATTCGCAAGGTATGGGTGCATTGTACACTCATTGGAATGTATGTCAACTGTTTTTTGAAAAATCCGTCGGTATTGTTTATTAACGCCCGAACAGGCAAGCCCGTCACGCCCGCCGATATGCGTGACATGCTTGCCGCGCTCAAAACCCAACTCGCCCGCACCACCGCCGAGGTCGATTTCATTTCTGATTTAATCCCCAAATAACGCCCTTAATTTTGCCGCGTTCCAATTCCACCTTTTTAAAAAGAAAAACGCCTCACACCCCCTTCTTTGCGCAAAAAAGCCGCTCCAAACGAAACGAAGCGGCTATACAAAAAGTCGAAAAATCCTCAAAAAGCGAGGTTTGCACCAATCGTACTTAAACGGCTGGACAGTACCTTTTGTTTTCAGTAGACTGTTGATTCTATTGCGAAAAAGGATTTTCAAGAAATGGAAACGTTAAGAAAGGTAGCAGGTTGGTTCAAAGGGAAGAAAGAAGAGTTGCCGTCGGCGGCTCCTTTGATGAATGAGAATGAAATAAATGCGTTGGCAATCAATATGATGCAGCGGGATAAGTTAGTTCGTGGGTTAATGACAACCGCCATGGGTGTGGCGGCACGGGTCAAGGCTGACAAAGAGGACATTTGGGAGCGGCTGCTAGGATACATAGCTGCCGAATACTCGCGTGATCCAAAGCACTTTGACCAAACAATGATTAAGAATAACATAGAGTTAAGGACGGTTGATGGGCTGAATCGGATCAAGATTCGGATTGCGAAGTTACGGTCCGTCGATGCAACGACGTTGGCGGGGGTCAAGCCGGACATCATGGCGTGCTTAAACGAATGGTCAGAGGGGGCGTATAACGTCGATGCAATTCGGGGATTGGTGATGCGTGCGTTCGAACCTGATGCGTCGGGTAATGTGAATCGGTGGCGTGTGCTTTTATTGTTGCAAGTGGAATCGGATGATCCGCGTTGGGTGAGTGCAATGGCAAAGTTGAAAGCGTCAAGCGTGGTCACCGATATGAAACACTACATCAATTTCTTTTATCGTAAATCCCCTAAAGATAAGTGGACTTACTTAACGCTTAACTTCTCATCGTTATGATTTGGCACAGGTTTTTCCCGTTTAAAACATCGTGCCAAGTTTGGACATAACCCTTTGAATTAAAAAGATTAAAGATTGGCACAGGTTTTTCCCGTTTAAAACATCGTGCCAAGTTTGGACATAACCCTTTGAATTAAAAAGATTAAAGATTGGCACAGGTTTTTCCCGTTTAAAACATCGTGCCAAGTTTGGACAAACGTCAGCATTCTTGTTTTTCTGTGAGCATTTTTGTACGCCCGTCGACAATCGTGCCAATCACCACAAATTTATTTCAAACGCCCGATTTCTCCGATAGTAAATGTCAAGCATGGCGGAGTTAGCCCAGCCGCCTTGTTGTTGAATGGCACGCTGGTCTTTATTAGCATCAATCGCGGTGGTAACGAATCCCGCGCGTAACGAATGGCAACCAATCCAATCTGGATCAATGTTAGCAGCCGTCACCCGTTGTTTTAAACTCCAAATAAAACCAGTGTAACCAATTGAATCACGGGGATTTCCTCCACTTGTAATTGATCTAAACACACGCCCGTCGTTGATTTCAGCATCGTGCAACCATTGTCGAACCGCCTTGACGGGACAGGTATTGCCGCGTCCAAAGGGAATCCCAACCTCATGACCCTCTGCTTTAGTCTTAGTCTTAGTTTGTTTGATGTTTATTAAGATACCTTTATTATTAAATTCAAGGTCTTGAACATTCAAACCAATGATTTCACTCGCCCGTAATGCCCCAGTAAAACCCAACATAATCATGGCAATATCACGGGTCGCCCGCAAACTCTGGTCGGTTGTACGAATAACGTTAATGATTGCCATGATGTCCGATTTAACCAACGGCTTAACGCGCTGTGGTTGTTTGCCATGCTCCTCGACAATCCCTGACATGACCGCTATGACGTTGGGGTGTTGAGTTGGGTTAGGATGTCCAGCCCGTCGATGGGCAAACGAGATTGCAGCAAGCCATAAGTTCAAGGTGTTCATAGCGTATGGTTCACTTTCATTTCTATAAATAGAAGCGACTAGAAATGCAATGACCTCATCGGGTGTTGCGGGTATTGAGAAACCCATTCCAATAAACTTCTTTAATCCTTCTTTATAGGCTTTATGGGTGTTCTTACGCTTTGCTTTATCAAAGTAAAACTCCGCCGCAGCTACTAATTCACCGCTTGATAAGGTATTGATTACTAAGTTTTTATTTTCCATTTCTTCTCATTAAAGTTACTGAATATAACCCTAATTATATATAGTAACTATTTAAAGTAAAAATCACTCTTTTAAGTTAGTTGCAATGGCTTTAAAGAGGGCTTTTTGTTCGGGGGATAGATTGCGAATCAAATCGTTAATCATGCCTTGATTGAGGGTTTCATAACGGTATTTAGGGTGAATACCAAGGTAAAGCCAATCAAGCCTGAGGTTTTGAGAATCACATAAAGCGCGGGCGATTTCAAAGGGGAATTTGCCGCGGGCGATCCACATAGAAGGTTGATTGCGCCCAACATTCATTTTGTCCGCTAAATCGCTGTACGTTGACAATTCAAAATGCTGCATTAAACGATGCACAACCTCAAGTATTTCATTTTGTTCGTAATTCATAATACCTACCTTTTTTGATTTTATTATCAAGGGATTAATAATACCAAATCATGCGCATAAATCCAGTTGTTTAGGATGACGCGAAGGGGTTAAAATAAACCTTTTCTCTTGAAATCGGGACAACCGTTTTGCGAAATAATCTTTACCAAATAACCTTGATTTTTACAACCAACTTTGCAATCGCTGCATTTAACAGAATTTACAACCAACTTTGCAATCGGTTTTTCAACTTCAAATACGGGTTGTTTGGGTTCTTTTTTAGGCGGCGGTTCTTTAATCGGAGAACCTTTTTTCACAGCAATTAGATTGCACGGACGGTCGTCGCCGCGAACGCGGTTCTTATGGCGAATCTCCATGTTTTCTTCTATATCACCATTCACCATAACATACACGATTCTATGTCGTAAAAACCTTTTCTTTTGAATCGTAATCAACACTGAATCATCCATTACTTTACATCCAGCAACGCCTTGTTTATGACGTGAATGTCTTAGTGGAGAAACCCGCCATTTCAACTCGCCCGTTTCGGGATTTAAAACAAATGTTTCATTAAAAAACGATTGATTAAATTGTTGCACGGTTCGCCCCTTATTTCTACCAAATTGCTTGATTATTTGAAATCATTTCAATTTGAGGTTGGGTTAAAAGCCCATTTTTAGCTAAAATTCCCAGATAAGTCGCGGTGTCGGGATGATTTAAATCAATTTGCTCGCAAAGTTCTGAGAATCTATACGCCGATTCAACTTCAATATTGGTTTTGGTTGCTTGAATAATTTCAATGAATTTCTCTATCCCAAATAAACGCATAAATTCCGCTTTTGAAATCGTGGTTGCTTTGACTTCAAGCGGCGTTGGCGGTTCTTCAAAAGCAACGATCCGCCATGAATCCATTAACGGGTTTAACATCAACCATGCTTTCCCGACCTCGCGTGGATAATCAGGAATGAACGGCGGCGCAACCTCGACCGATCTCAACGTCGCTAATTCAACTTCTTTTTCAAACCAGCCAAACTGGTCAAATGTATAACTTGGCATACTATTTTCCTCTGTCATTTAAGATGTAATTTTAATAAAGAAATTACTACCACTGATTACAGGTGTTAAGGGCGGGGCTTGTTGATTATTAATTACAGATTTTGTGTAAAGAAGATAGTAGGTCTCATAATCTCCTGTTCCTAGACCCGTAGGAACATAAATTAAACTTGGTAATTGCCCACAAAAATCCTCAAAAGCAGGCAACCCACTTATATTTGAAGTTTGCCAACACTTATAATCTAATGTATTGTAACCCCCAACGATTAACCCGCCCCCGCTTACAGAAAGAACTAAGGAGCTTGAATCTGTACTTGGTAAGTAATAAGTTGTAAATGAGTTAAAATCAGATGTGGTATAGAAATAATTTGCAGAGCTTGGTTTTAAATAAAATAAGGAATCTATTTCATTGAAATATAATAGTCCCCAATATTCATTTGGAATGGTTTTTGAAACCCAAGAAATCCCATCAGAACTGATTTTAATGGTATTTGTAGCGGTAATAGCTGCCCAGAAATCATTGCCAAAAGCAAGCAGGCGACTTCCTACATATCCAATATTTGATCTCGTTGTCCAAGACCCTGTGGCTGCATTGGGCGACGTATAAATAACCCCTGTACTTGCATGAAGCATAAATAGCGAGGAGCTTGCCGCGCATCCACCAATAACTAAAGCGGCTGGTAATGATTGAGAAATCCAAGAAACCCCATCACTACTAATCAAACAACTCGCATTAGATATGTTATAAAATAACGCACTAATACCATTTGTTTCTCGTAAAAAGAAATATCTGCTATTAGTATCCTGATAAGAGATACCTACCCTTGCAACAGTATAAATGCTACCGTTTAATAAAATAGCATAATCGCGATAACTCCCATAAATATTGTGCATTGATGCACATGAAAAAATAAAAGCATTAAGTCGTTTAGAAAAGAAAGTATTTAAAGCATATGTGTATCCCCCATGCTTTGAAATACCTATACCACTATATACGCTGGGTGTAAATGAAAAACCAAATTGATTTAATGGAATTATTGTACTTCCAGATGAATTTATTTTTAAATGCCTTGTTGATTGAAACGCTGAATTAAAAGATTTAATAGAGCCTACTGGCTCTAATGAATATCCTGAATTCACAAGCACATATTTATAAAGATGCTCAGTCGTTCCTGTAAAGGATAAAAATGAATACCCTTGAAGGTTGAAATAAGGGGTCGTTAAAATAACCTCGCCACCAATTCCGATACCTTCTGAATCACTTTGTGATTTCCTTTCTAAATTAGAATAAAATGGCATTTTTGTTTAATCCAAATCAATTGTTTTTTCACCACTTACAAATACAGTGCAATTCGTAGTATCTGCAATTCCCATTAATGTGTATCCACTACCAAAGTTCTTCCCAGTCACGTCAGCTACTCCATTAGAACTACCTTTAACCCTTAATGGTAGAGTTCCAATGTGATGTACTAAACTAAGTGTACTTGTTGATTCTCCATTCGGAACTGCATATAAAGAAACCATGGTTTCCGATGATGTGCTCCAATTCGCTAAATTAATATTTGCAATCATTTTCTTTTTAGGTTCTTCAACCTCTACACTAAAAATAACTGTTGGAGTTGTTCCAATTTGAGAGTGCGTATTAAAGCAAGCCATTACATCGCTCCATAAAACATTAAATCGTAAGTGATATTTCTACCTATTACCACGCCATTACTAACACCAATCAAATGCCCGTTTTGAGCCGTTCCTTTATTTGTTAATGTGATTTCAATGTTTGGGGCTAGGCTTGGCGCAAGAGAAGAGGGTGTCACGCCTTCAATTGCCAATCCATCGGCATTTACACGATAAAGTTGCAACGCCGTTGCAGTGCCTATTCCTAACGCTGTAATCGGAATATTTGACGGTGATCCGCCGCCTTGAATTAGCGATGTGACTTGTTGCAAATTAACAGCATCGAGTGGATTAATTGCGTCCGCAAGCCCCGTTAAACGATAATTCATAGCATTGAAATTAGCCGTCCAACCGCTTTTTAAAACATATTGATTGAACGCAGCATTAAGGTTTGCTTGACCTTGGCGGGCGGTTTCAACTTCATTTGTCACCGCCGTCGTTGCACTATCCATTGCCGTGATTTTTGCATTAAGATTTACTTGCCCTTGACGAGCGGTGGTTACTTCACTTGTCACCGCCGTCGTTGCACTATCCATTGCTGTTATTTTTACATTAAGATTTGCTTGACCTTGTCGGGCGGTTTCAACTTCATTTGTTGCTCCTTGAAGGAAATCAATTAATGCCGTCCAATACGAATACCAGTTTTTTTGACCTGGCACGCCTTTTAAATATTGATAATCAGCCATTTCAAATACTCTCCACTAAATTTGCTCCCCAACTTCTAAAGGGTAGATTGTTGCGCGTTCTACCTTTCCAACCATCAAAGAAACATAACGCTGTGTGCAATTGCTCCTCGCTTGTTCCTGTTTCTGGGTATGCTGAAAATAAAATATCATTTGATAAATCAGTTTGACTTAACATATTTACGATGCTTTGTTCTTCAATATTATCAATATAACTAAAATCCAACGCAAAGGTTCTTTGCTGAGTTTTATTTCTAACAAACCGCGCACCTGATTCACTAATTACGGCTTTTGAATTTGATTTTAAATCGGAAGTATAACCCCAATTCATATTAAAAGTTCCTTCAAAGAACTCTCCAAATTTCAAACGACCCGCTTCAATATAACCGTCGCCGTTGCTTGTATCGGTAATAATGACTTTCCAATATCTACCAAATACAGGCGTGAACCATTTTATACTGTATTTTGTAAAGAAATTATCAGTCGCATAACCTCCCAAATACAAACCCAGTAATTCTCCTAATCCATAAGCTGGTTCAACCCCTTCAAATGTGGTATCAATCACAGGATTACTATAATCCGCATTAATTGAAACAACAAATTGAATAGTTGAACCAACGCTTAAATTATGCGCATACAATAAAAAATAACCGATTGGTAGCAACTCTCCAATATCACCGCTTAATGTTTGAACGCTAGTATTTGCAGAACGCCATTTGCTTTGAATTTGGGTTTTCAATAAGTTTTCAGGAATCATATTGCCGTCATAGGAAGTTGCACTAATCGCTTTCCCATCCGCCGCGCTATTCCATGCTAAACGACAATTTGCTTTAGACATAATACCACGCCTTTATCCTATTTTCATTAGAAAGCTCATAATCAGAAACCTCAAGAATTTGCATTTTCCTCCCATTTTCTAATCCCAAGCCGTCATATTTTAACTCTATTATATCACCAGGATTAAATAAAAACATCAAATCAAGCAATTCAATATCCACTTCATAGCATTTTTTCTCTAAAATCGCTTGCATTGCCGCCGCTTCGGTGTTGGCATTAGCTAACACATCTAAACAGGTTTCTTTTAACTTTGGATTGGTAGCGTTTAAATGGGTTATTTTAATAGCCGCGTTGGTTGATATTGCTTTACGGTACTCTTCTTTTCTCCATGCACGGTCGGTTTCTGTGATCGCGGTTTGTAATTCCTTTTGAATGGTGTAATTTCTTTGATAGCCGAGCGTTGTTTCCCATTGTGGGGTATTAATGCTTTTAATCGACAAACTATTTTCTTTAGCGTTTAAATTCGTTATTTCATAGATTGCCTGTTGTGCATTTGGGTCGGTAATTCTAACAACCTTAAATTTCCCATTTCTATCAAAAGTAAAGCCCGCCCGCATTGACGCACAAATCATTTCTAAAACGTTTAATTTATTTTCTTTTTCTGAAATGTAAATCCCCAATTCATAACTTGGCAACGCATTCAACGACGTTAAATCAATATCCCCAATCGCCAAACAATTCACCTGATCGCCCACGCGGGTTAAAATATCTTTGATAATCAACGATGCGGAATTTAACCACGTTCCCGACGGTTTTGCCCCTTTGCCCGTGCAAGTAATCGTGCCAGCGGGTTGCGAGTTTAAAGTGAAAGTTCCTAACGTATTGTTTGCCGTAAATGAAATAGAAATCCCATTATCATAAACCGCGTCAAGGCTTTGTACAACTCCATCATGCCATTGATATTTGTGGGTTGCAGCATCAACCAATCTTGGCGTAACGTTTCTTACAGTTCCATACGACAATGGGATTGGTTCGTTTGTTTCTCCAGTTGCAAGGGTGTTTTGTTGAATTTGCCCATCTAAAATACCCATTTTATCACGAATTTTGATGCTCACTTTCTCAATTGAAATATCAATATTTTCAATAATTCCTGTAAAGAAAGGAAACGCTTTGAAATCACCAAAATTCCACGACGGATCACCTAAGTATTTCACAATAGAACGACCAGCAAAACTATAAGTCAACCAATTATCAAGCCCGCCGTCGTTGTTCACTAATTCAACATCACCTTCTTTGTAATCACCTTTTTCTCCAAAAAAAGGGATTGAACGTGTTAATGATGGGTTGCCAGCTAAACGCGGATCAAATTGCCAACTTGCAGGCGAATCATGAGGATGTGTTGCGTATTCTTTTGAGGAAAAATAAAAGGTTTCTTCACTCGTTCCATTATGACCTTTCATTACAACCAACAAACACCGATTCGCAGAGGAATTCTGCAACCATGCGTTATAGTCAGCGTATGAAATACTCACGATCTAGCTCCTGTTTTCTTTAGTTGTTCAATTGAACGCCCGATTTTTTGAGGTAATATTTCATTTAACACAACTAAATTCTCACTTTGTTGCTCATTTTCATTTAACAACGCTAATAAAACTTGAATAATTTGAGAAAGCTGTTGGTTGTTTTCTTCAAGCAACTTGATTTGTTTTTCAGAATCACCTTTATTTTGAGAAACAGGTTGTTGGATTGGAATCCCGTAGTTTCTCAAAACATCAGAAGAACGTTTATCAATGACCATTTCACCGTCGTGAATTTGAGCGATTTGATCACCTTGCACATTTGGCGTTCCTACGTCGTAACTTGGCAATACCGCGCTCATATCAAAATTGCCACTACTGGTTACCGATCCCACATTCATAGCGTCAATTTGGGCTTGCTGCGCTTTCATTTGTGCGACTTGAGCTTGTGCTGCCGCCGCGTCCGCTTGCGCTTTCTGTACCACACCCACAATCGCGCTTAAACGCCCCCCAAAATCGGCTTGCATACCTTGAATCGAAGTCACGATTTGACCCGTATTCATGCCGATGTTCGCGCTCAATTGATTAATATTTGTGCCAAATGATTGAATGGTAGAATTTTCAAGCGTTTGCAAACTACTTTGAACGCCGTCAAGTTGAGCAAGTGCCGCGTCATTAACCGTTGCAATCACTGAATCAAATTGAGTTTGTTCAATCGCTTGTGGTGGTGGTTGCATTAAAAGGGCTTTCAAATCAACTTCAGTTTGTTGCCGCGCGGTTTCTAATTCCATTAATTGCAATAATGCGGTTTCTTGAAGTGCGCTTACATCCATTTCACCTTTCAAGGTTGGCGTTGCAAGCCCATTTAAACCACTTTGTGCATTTGATACCCCAGCACTACCTTGTGATTCTAAAGAACCAGCTAAACCAGAAACTGACCCCGTTACATCCTTAAAAATATTAGTATAAGCATCAGAACTCGCATAATAATCACGCGCTTCTTTTAAGTACGTCGATGCTGCATTTGAAAGCCCTTTAATCGCGTCTTGATCACCAGACTTTGCTTTACCTAACAACTCTTGATATTGGCGTTGTGATTCATTAACCCGTTGCTCATTAGTTAAAATAGAAGTATCGCCCAACATTAACCCGTCGACAAATCCTTTTAAATCCTTTGCAAACTCAATTAACGCTTTTGAATTATCTAATTGGGTTTCAAATTGTTCTTTTTGAGCATCAAAGACTTCTTGTTGCGCATCAAATGCTTTTTGCTGTGCATCGATTTGATCGTCAAGATTACCTAAAATCAAATCCTTTAAACGACCTTGCAATTCAGTTTGCTTTTCAAGATCGGCTTGAGATTTTCCTGAAATTCCAGCGAGTTGCTTTTGCACCAAACCCATTTGATCGACGTTTGATGTGCCTGATTTGCCGAGTGTTTTTCTTAAATTGAAAATATCGCTTTCAAGCGTTTTCTTAAAGGATTGTGAATCCTCAATTGCTTTATTAATGCCCGCCCGATAATCCTCAATGGCTTGTAATTGTTTTTGACGGACTTCTTCAATCGCACCTTGATATTTATCGGTTGCGTCGCTTAATTTATCGATGTTTTGACCGCTTGAAATAATTTGTTGCCATTCATTTTTAGTTTTTTCAAGGATTTGCTCTGCCGATTGTGGGTTGATGTTTTCAATGCTTGTTTTAACTGAATTTAAACTACCATCAATCGCATCAATTGCCGTTTTGAAATCTTCGACGGCTTTATCACGGGCGGTTTCACCTAATGCGCGTAATGCACCGCCCGCATCTAATAAATCAGTTTGAAGTTCTTCAACTGAAATCCCATAAGTTGCTGCGATTGCTCTCATATCTTCGGGTTTCAAACTTTGTGCAAATTTCAAATATTCTGCACTGGTCATATTAAGCGTTTGACCGTATTTTTTCCCCAAATCATCGAGCGTTTTCTTATTATCATCGGGTTCAAAGTTGCTTAAATCTGCTAACGATTTAGTGAAATCCTTAAAACTATTTTCAAATGATTGTAATGCGGTCGCACCATCCAATAAATCAGTTTGTAGTTCTTCAACTGAAATCCCATAAACAGCAGCAATCGCCGTCATGTCTTCAGGTTTCAATCCTTGAGCAAATTTCAAATAATCCGTTAAAGTACCCGATAAAACAGATTTACCCGCTTCGCCGTATTTATTACCCAAATCAGTTATAGATTGTTGGGTTTCATCAATCACTGAAAAATCTGCTAATGATTTAGTGAAATCCTTAAATTTTTGCTCATTTTCTTTTAACGCATTACCATAATCTAAAGCATCTTGTACCAATTGATCAACAGGAATATTAAATTGAGCGGCGGCGGCTTTTAAATCGCTTTCTGTGAGTTTAGAAAGTTCACTAAAATAAGTGCCCGCATCTTTATTTGCTGCTTCAATCGGATTAACACCGTATTTGCCCGCTAATTCTTCTATTTTTGTTTGTGGATTTATACCTGATTGCAATGATTTGAACGATTCAGAAAGTGCTTTTGCTTCTTCTTTGGCTTTCTCCGCCGCATCTTTTGCCCGTTGGCGTGAAATATTAAAGAAGTCAAGCACATACGATTGCATATCGTCGACCGATAATTTAGCCGCGCTTGCGATTTCTGTGAGTTTATCGTCGGGTAAAGCGGCAATTTGACCCGCCATTTGCTCTAAAGAACCCGATAAATTTAAACTCGATAAATCAACATCTTTGAATGCGGTTGCGATTTTTGACATTCTAAGATCGTCGCCTTCCAAACCCGTTGAAAAATCCTTTAATGAATCCTTGAATTTGGTGAAATCAACCGCTGCTTCCGCTGCTTGATCACCCGCGTCACTTGCACTCGCCCCTGCATTTGAAACTTCATTTGAAAAAGTAGTCGCGGCGGGGGTAAAAGTTGCGAATGATTGGTTGATTTGTTGCGATCCTTCGTATGCAGACTCACCTATTGATGGGAGAGTTTTATTTAGTTCCGCCATTCCCTCTTGAAATTCTGGGTCATTCATGACTTCAACCATTCTACTTATGACAGTTCTGGCTTGTTTAACAACATCAGAAACTCTAGTTCCTGTTATTTTTCCACTATTTTCAAGAGCTTCACCCGCATTAAGCCCACCCGTTTTTACCGCTTCAGCGGCGGTTTCTGCACCTGCCGTCATCCCAGCCGCTGCCATTGCCCCACCTGTACTTAGACTGGTAGCACTTAGATTCGCACCCACAATAGAGGTATTCGCTGCCAAAGAACTGGCAAGGGTTGTCATTTGCGCACTCATTGCGCTGGCGTTTAAATCAATTGCGAGTGATTGCATTGAACTACTTATAGCCGCCCCATTTTCTACCGCCACTTTACTTGCAGAACCCGCTTTCTCCATCGCAATCGTTTCTGCTGAAGCTGCTTTCTCCATCGCAATTTTAGAAGTTCCTCCTTGAATTTCTAAAGAACTTTTTAATTGCGAACCCGCTAATTCCATTTG